ATGAACCAGAAATATCTCCCTTACGCATTCCTCTCTCTCCTTTTTACGCTGTTCCTCACCCTGCCGTCGGCCTGCATCGACGACCCGGAGGTGGAACCCGGCATACAGAACGCCCACACCCCGCAGATGGGCGAAACCGTAACCATCAACGCCCTCACGGCATCGTCCGTCACGCTGACGGCCACCGTGGTGCAGGCGAACGGGGCTGCCGTCACCGAACGGGGCTTCTGCTGGTCAGAGCAAGCCCACCCGACGGTGGATCACCACACCAAAGTGTTCGGGAAAGGCATCGGCGAATATCAGGGCACCGTGGACGGGCTCGTCAACGGGCGCGACTACTACATCCGCCCCTATGCCCGCAACGCCAAAGGCGTAGCCTACGGTGAGGAGCGAAAGGTGCAGACCCAAACGGGCCTGGGCCTCGTGCATACCTTTATTATAGCCGACAGCACACGCGCAGCCACCGCCGTCTGCGGTGGGCGCATCGAGATCTCGGGCGAGGGCGAGATCCTGGCGCGCGGTGTCTACTACTCCACCTCGCCCGACATGAACCCGAAGGATTCGTTCCTCAGCACATTTACGGCCGACTCTTTCCTCTGTCCTATCCGCGGCCTCAGACCGTCCACTACCTATTACGTCGAGGCCTTTGTTCGCAACCACTTCGGCGTCTACAACGGCATCCGAAAGTCCTTCACCACGACCGACGGCAGGTCCGTCGTCTCCTCTTTGGCTGTCCTCCATGTGAGCTACACCTCCGCCTCCGTGTCGGCGACAGTCCTCTCAGCCGGCGATGCGCCGATCGAGGAGCGCGGCTTCTGCTGGAGCACCCTGCCTGATCCTACCCTCACCAACTCGCCCCACGTGGAGGTCGGCTCCGGCACGGGCCCCTTCACGGGACAGTGCACCGGCCTCGAGGCCAATCGCAAATACTACGTCCGCGCCTACGCGGGCAACCGCGTCTACGGATATTCCTACAGTGCGCCCGACTCCTTCACCACGCTTAGCAGTCTCCCAACCGTCGTCACGCTGCCCGCGTCGACCCTGACTCGAGGCACGGCCACACTGGGCGGACGAATCGTCTCACCGGGCCAGAGTGCCGTCACCTCATGCGGCATCTGCTGGTCGCTGACGGACGAGACGCCGACGCTTTACAACGCCGAATCGGCCGAGCTTACCCTCAGTCCGGGAGGCACCTTCACCGGACAACTCTCCGGCCTCAGGGGGGGGCGCACGTACTACATCCGCGCCTACGCCACCAACGCCGAAGGCACATCGTACGGCGAGACCGTCGTCCAACGCATGCCCTCAATCTTCCGCACCATACCGCACAACTTCCCCGGTGCAGCCCGCCTGCAAGGCACCCCGACATGCTTCGCCACGACTGATCGCGGCTACCTATTGGGCGGTGACATCGGGCCTTACTACAGCGCCGACCTCTACTACTACAGCACCACGACCAACGAGTGGCGACAAATGCTGGCCTGCCCCGCTGGTCCGCTGAAGTGGCAAACGGCCGTCACACTCGGCGGATCGGCCTACGTCTTCGGCGGCATCGACGTGAACCATCGCACCCGCAACAGCTTCTACCGCTACGACATCGCCAGCAATACTTGGTACACCATAGCCTCAAGCCCTGCGCCTGACTCGCTCTGCCTCGCCTTAGGCGTGGCCCTAAACGGCAACATCTTCCTCATCGGCGGGCGGGGCGACACGGCCACGAACCACGTCTGGGGTTACAACGTAGCAGCCTCCACGTGGATCCGGCAGCCCGACTTCCCCACGCAACACTACGGTGGCGTAGCCCTCACCGTCGGTACGATGGTCTACGCCGGCCTCGGCCGCAATGCTGACGGCTCCTTCAACCGCAACCTTTGGCGCACGATCGACCTCTCCACTTGGACACCCGAGACGGTCTGCTCCGTGGCCAACGGCGGCATCTTAGCCGGAACCACCTGCCGCAACAAGCTCTACCTCATCGATGAATCGTTCACGATCCTAGAGTATGACCCCGCCACGCACACTTGGACACGCCGCGCGCAGCTCCCGTCCGACTTCCGCGGCATCCACTGCATGTTCACCCTCAACGACATCATCTACATCGGTCTCTCACAGCAGTCCTCTACCCTTCTGGCCTACGATCCCACGTGGGATAACTGATCCCCACGCTCAAGGGGAACGGTGGCCAACTGAGCGTTATCCTGTGCGGAGGGCCGTCGAACACAGCGACGGGTTGTTGCAAATCTGCGGCAGCCAGAAATAGTGTATTTCGGCGCCCTTAAAATCTGCGGCGGCCAGAAATAGTGTATTTCGATCGCTGCAAATTCTGCGACAGCCAGAAATAGTGTATTTCAGGCGTTGTAAATTCTGCGACGGCCAGAAATAGTGTATTTATGCCCCACAAAACATTAAGTACAACGGGGAAAACGGAAAACACTGATAGACAGAGATGTGAGAAAAAGAGCCGCCAAACATTCAGTACATTTCGCTTGGATTTCGGTTGGATTCGAGGGGATGGAATTGGGGGCCTACAACGGGCGGGTTGGATTGAGACCTCCCAAAGGGCTAAAAACGCGCGAAAAGGCGCATGAATACTGATGATCTGAGGGGATAAACAAAGGCGCTCAGAGGGCTCGAAATAGGGCTAAAACGGGGTGTTCGGACGTAGGTTCGGGCACCCCTCTTTTTTTACCCCGTTTTTGGAGTTAGGGTCAAACTGGGGTCAAACTGGGGTCAAAAGTAGGGTCAAAAAATGGGGGTAAATGGGGGCGAGAATCCCCCCCTTGCGGGTTAATAATGTGTTAAGTTGTGGACTTTTCGAGGTGAGTTTTACCCCCTATTACGGCGTAGGAGCGCAAGTTGCGACAGGTGGGACGCAACAAAGGGGGCTTAAAACCAGCGTTTTAGGCCGTTTTCAGGGGGTAAAGAGGGCTTCTTAGGGCTGAGATTTTAACAGTTTGGCGGATTCTACGGGGTTTTCGGGGGGTAGAGGTGCGTGGGCAGGTTCGAGATATTGAGTATGAATATCGGGTTCCTCTTTTTTCAGGTGATCAATGCGCATCAGCTTGATCTGTCGTTCCTTATCCTCAATCTCTCTTTGCCTGGTTTCAATCTCCTTTCGCTGGGCTTCGATCTCTTTTTGCCTGGCTTCGATCTCTCTTTGTTTGGTCTCGATCTCCTTCTGTTTGGCCTCGATGACAGCACGAAAGCGCTCATTTTCAGATTCTAAGCGGCCGACTTTGACGGATAGATCCTGTATTTACCCGGATGGTGAACATGGCTTTGAACGGTGAGTTTCGCAGTGACTTGGTCAAGCGCATCCGGCAACGGGCGCTGGATATGGGTCTGAAAGAGAAAGGAAAGGAACAAGTAACTGTATTAAACTAAGGAAGTAAAGACAATGGAAACGAGCATTTTACAATGGAAAGAAGGGGCATCCGTACGGATGCAGATGATTAAGGATGAGCCGTGGTTCATCGCTAAAGATGTGTGTGAGGTATTGGGGTTGATCAAGTACAGGGATGCTTTGTCCCGTGTAGAGGATGAGGACAAAGGGGTGTCCATTACAGTGGACACCCTCGGAGGCCCTCAGGCAATGACGGCAGTAAATGAGTCTGGATTTTACTGTCTGGCTTTTCAAAGCAGGAAGCCGCAGGCACGGGCGTTCCGGAAATGGGTGACGGGCGAGGTGCTGCCGAGCCTTCGGAAATATGGTTACTACGTGGATCCGGGGGCACAGCTGACCGACGAGCAACGAGAGGAGCTGGAACGAGTGATGATGGGGCGGATGAGGCGCTACCTGTCACGGCGGGACTACATACAGGTGGCGCGCTCGACGGGTTACCCGGTGTGGTTCGTGCAGCGGGTAGTGGCTGGGCAGGCCGGCGGGCATGCCGGGAGCGTGATGCTGGCTTTGCAGGAACGGGCGCTGAAGAACTGTCGGGAGTATGTGAATCCGCTGTCGGAGGCGCGGATGACGTCCGTCATCGAACAACTGAATGGCAACGAAAAACGACGCGATGGAAACGAAGTATGAATCCGTAATCGGCGAGCTGGGCCAGCAGTTGGAGCTGGCGCGGGCGGACGCGGAACGACTGGAAGAGGAACTGATGGACGAAGCGATCGTCCAGGCGGCGCACCCGCTATATGTGGAGTTGCTGCGTGCACAGGCGCGTATCGACGCGATGAGCGATGCGATAGAATTGATCATTAACAGCTGAAAAACGAAAAGTAAAAAACGAAATGAATACGGATAAGGGTATGAGACCAGCGGATGTCTCGGAGGTGAATAGCACGCTGATTCTGCGGGCTGATGAGATGGGAAATGAGCTGCGGAAGTTGGTCAAGGAGAAAGCCGAAGATCGTGCGGCGGTGTTGGTTACGATGGATCTGATGGACGAGGCAGCGGAGGCAGAGGCTACGCTGGCGGTGTATGGCCGGGGCTACATGCTGGTAGAGCTGTGCCGGCTGATGTGGAACGATACGCGGATTGGGCCAGCGCTGAGGGTGCTTTTGATGAGTGAAATCGAGAAAATCAAGCTGAGCGATGAAAACAAGTGAATTGAGGCCCGGGGCGTGCTACTGGTACACGAGCCGAGTGGGACGAGAGAGGGTGCGCTACCTATACAGAAGGGCGGACGGCTGCTTCGTGTTCGACTCGGACGACTGGCAGTCGATCTGCATGACGGCTGAACGAGTGGAAGAAAGGATTCGGGAGGACGAGACGTGGAGGCAAACAAACTGATCATCGGAATGCCATATGTCTACCGGGCGAAGAACGGGAAGGACATGGTAGTGACGTTCACGGATCAAACCTACGACGGGCGCTATGTATTTCACACCAGAGGATGGAAATATCGGTTCGTGTTTGGGCCGGATACGGTGAAGGACAGGGTGTCGGAATCCTATGACGAACATACAACAATCGATCGGAATTGTATATGAAGGCAAGAGAATTGAGGCCTGGCGCGTGCTATTGGTACACGGGTCGGGGGCGGCGCGAAATGCTGCGATACCGATACCGGGAGCTGGATGTCTACTTGTTCGACTCGGACGAGGGGCAGTCGGTTAGACTGACGGCCGAACGGGTGGAACGATATATCCAAGGGAGGGCGTAGGGCTATGCTACGCATGTTTTTGGGTGCGCTCAGAATGACGAGCGTGGGGATGTGGCTTCGGTTCGGATGCCTCGGGGTGTTGCTCTCGTGCACCCCGACAGAGGAATGTGAGCCGGCTGTGGCACTGGTACTGTATGCCGCTTGGGTGGTTATGATCGGGCTGATCTGGTGGCGTGACCGGGAACGAATGCGGCGAATAGCTGACCACCTGGGCGAGGATTAATTGTTGCTTTGTTCAATGTCTAAACAACCAAACAACCACCCGAAATGAGTCTCGGATTTGACCAAAAACCGGTTGGAAGCCCAAAACGTGCCAAGGATTTGACCAAAAACCGGTTGGGAGCCCAAAACGTGCCAAGGATTGCACCAAAAACCGTTTTGAAGCCCAAAACGTGCCAAGGATTTGACCAAAAACCGTTTTGAAGCCCAAAACGTGCCAAGGATTTGACCAAAAACCGATTTGAAGCCCCAAACCCGCCGAGGATTGCATCAAAAACCATTTTGGAGTCCAAAACCCGGCCTCGAATGGCTCTTTCTAACCCTTATATGCCTCAAAAACTTATCCGAGAGTGATCACTGGGCGGCTGTTATGCGCTGCCCGGGTTCCCCATTTTTAGCTTTTAGATTATAGTTTCCACGATGCCTGCTTACTCAATGATAGATGGTGTGCCCGCCCTGACGGTGAACGACTGGTGCCAGTCGGGGCTAACTTATCGGCAGTATTGTTACGATCGCCGCAACGGCGACGTGAAGATTCTGCGCCGCGGGGTGCGGGGCGAGACGGTGATCGACGCGCGGTCGATCCGCCGGGCCGACCGGCTGCGGGTGATCGAAAGGGTGATGGGGCGTGTGCCGCGTGAGGAACACCGGCCGCTCTACACCGTGGACATGGATCGGGAGGCGGAGGCCTTCTTCGCTGCTTACGAAAAAGCAGACGGGACACGCCTCTCGGAAGAGACCGTCCGGCAGCTCACGGCCAAGGCCTCAATCTTCAACGCCCTCCGCAAGGGACTCGCCCGACAGACGGAACGTCGCGCGGCCAGCGGCTCCAAACTTCGGAAAGGTGCCTACTGGCAGACGATGCTCCGTTGGCACACTGACGAGTGCCGGCGGTCGGCCGAAACGTACGGCGTGGCCGTACCGGAGTACACCAACGCACGCAGCCTCGAGCGCGCCTTCCGCGCCTATGTGGCCGAGGGATACGCCGCGCTGCTGCCCCGCAACATGGGCAACGACGCGGCGCGGAAGGTGTCCCGCCGGGCTGAAAACCTGATCGTGGCGCTTTGGCGAACGAACGACAAGCCCTTCGCAGCCCGCGTGCATGAGCTCTACATGGAGTTCGCGGCGGGCGATACGGAGCTGTTCGACCGGGCGACCGGCGAGGTGTTCCGCCCCGAGGATTACCGTTACAAAGGCCGCCCGCAGGCGGTGAGCTGCTCGACCATCCGGCGGTACCTGAAAAACGTGGTCAACGAGACGGCCGTCTATGCCGACCGCAACGGCCAGTTCGACTACGCCAACTCGCAGCGCCCGAAGCATGTGCGACACAATGGCCGGTTTGCCCTCTCCAAAATCTCGATGGACGACGCCGTCCTGTCCCGAAAAAGCACCCGCGGCTGGGTGGCCAAATACCTCTGCGTGGACGTCGTCTCGGGCTACTGGTTCCGCCCGGCCTACACCGTGGGCACGCCCACGCTGGACACCGTGATGGAGGCCTTCCGCAACGTCTTTTGCGAGCTCACGGAGCTGGGTCTGCCCATGCCGGCCGAGCTGGAAGTGGAGCATCACCTGATGCAAAACATCGACTGGCTGCCCGAGGCCTTCCAATTCGTCCGCTTCTGTTCGTCGCCCACCGAGAAACGGGCCGAGCACAACATCCGGTCGCTCAAATGGGGTACATCGAAGAAGCAAGGGCACATGTGTGGCCGTTGGTACGGCAAGGCGGAGGCCTTCAAAAGCGTGCGCAACAAGGTGCACGGCGATTTTATCGACCCCACCTTTCAACCGCAAACGATCATTGCCGACGATTTGACAGACATCGAACTACACAATAACGCCTTGCACCCGCGGCAGAAAGAGTTCCCCGGGCTGACCCGCCGTGAGGTGCTTTTGAAACACGCCAACCCGACGCTGCGGCCGATCGCGCCGGAAAGGCTGTATAAACACATCGGCAACGTGACGGAAACGACCATCCGCAACAACGACTACGTGCGGGTGGCCAGCGCCGAGTTCGCCCTTGCGGACTTCGATATGCTCAGCCGCCTCCAGCCGAACGATCGGCGCGTGACGGCCTACTGGCTGCCCCAAGAGGATGGCTCAGTGCCGTGCGTCTACCTCTATCAGGGCGACGTCTACATCGGCCAGGCGACAGCTCGGGCGGAAATGGCGTACAACGAATGCGCCGCGGAACGCACTGAGGCGGACGAGGCGCGGATGCTCACGCAACATAAGCGTGCGGCGCGCTTCGACCGGATGATCCGCGAGCGGCGCCGGGAGATCCCCCAGGTGGGCCGAATCAGTAAAGAGACGGCTGAGGCCACGGCCGCGGCGCCCGTCCAAATCGTCGAAACCCGTCAGCCGATCGGCTATGAGGAAGACGAGCTCACGGCCTCGATGGAGGATTGGGCCGCCCGCGCGATCGATCAATTATGAACCAACAAAATAGAAACTACTTAACACGAATAGGACATGTTTCGACAGGATAACATTGTAGAGAATGAGCAATCATCGCCTCGCAGACAGCATATGGGTCAGCCGGCAATTCAACTAACCAATAGTTTTCCCCTTGCACCTGCCGGCAAGGGTATTTCATCAGCCGGGAAAACGACAAAAGAACTTTGGTACTCTCGACGAACTGCTTGTCGGGCAGCTCGTCAGGGATTAAGCATTCAAGCAAATAGGACTCAGTCATAGGAATAACGTCAAAACACACAAATATGAGCCTCACGAACGAATACAAAGAGAAAATCCGGGCCGCGCTGGCGGCGCGTCGGGCCAATTTCGACGGCTCGGACGCCCGCTTTGCCGCCACGCTTGGCATAGGCAGCGCGCAATACAGCCGCATCAAGCGGGGCGAGACGGTCGGGGTGCTGGCTGATGAAAAGTGGATCAGCATCGCCCGCCGCTTGGGCGTCGGCCTGACCGATGCGCCGGCATGGCAGACGGCCGAAACGCCCGTCTTCAAATACATCACGGCGCAGCTCGAGATGTGCCAGCAGAACGGCCTCTCGGCTATGCTCTGCGACCTGACCGACATCGGAAAGACCTACACCGCCCGGCAATATGTCAAAACGCACCGCAATGCCGTCTACGTGGATTGCTCGCAGGTCAAAACGCGGCAAAAGCTGCTGCGGGGCATCGCCCGAGAGTTTGGCGTGGGTAGCACGGGACGGCTGGCGGACGTCTACAACGACCTCGTGTTCTACCTCAAAACGCTCGATCGGCCGCTGGTCATCCTCGACGAGGCGGGCGACCTCAGCTATGAGGCTTTCCTCGAGATCAAAGCCCTATGGAACGCCACGGAGCACTGCTGTGGGTATTACATGATGGGCGCGGATGGCCTCAGCGAAAAGATCCGCCGGGCCATCGACAACAAGAAGGTGGGCTACGCCGAAATCTTCGGTCGCTTTGGCAAGCGCTATGGCAAGGTCGTGCCCACGGCCCGCGAAGAGGCCGAGCGCTTCCTGCAACTGACGGCGGCGATGATCATCAAAGCCAACGCCGGGGCGGATACGGACGTGAACCGCCTGCTGCGCCGCCTGATGGGCGAAGACAATACGCCATCCCTCCGACGCATAAACATCGAACTGTCGAAGGGAACTAACAACTAACAACTAAAAACGAAAAGTCCTGCCGGCCGGAGCGGTGAATCTCATCCGGCTATACCCCGGCAGTTTTTACCTTTTCACTTTTAGATTTTAGCTTATGAAAAGAGCATTGACGGCGCGCAATGTGCTGACCACAAAGTTCAACACCCTCGGGTTCGACGGTGTATGGCGCGATGCGGTGGGCGAGCCCGAACTGACGGGCAGCTGGATCATCTATGGCGACACGAAGAATGGCAAAACGACCTTCGCGATGATGCTATCCAAGTATCTGACCGCCTTCGGCCGCGTGGCCTACAACAGCGTCGAGGAGGGCAATTCGCGGACGATCCAGATGGCTGTCGACCGTGCCGGCCTGCTCGAGGCGGGTGCCCGCTGGATACTGCTCGACCGCGAAAGCAAGGATGAGCTTTGCGAAAGGCTGCGGCGGCAACGCAGTGCGGACATCGTCTTTATCGATTCCGTGCAATTCATGGATCTGAAGTTTTCGGAATACAAAGACCTCAAGCGGCGCTTCCCCACGAAGCTATTCGTCTACATCAGTCACGTGGACGGCCGTCGCCCCTCGACGCCCACGGCCCTGCGCATCCTGCGCGATGCCAACGTGGCCTTTCGCATCGAAGGGTTCAAAGCCTTCCCCACGAGCCGTTATGGCGGCGGTCGGCCGGTAGTGATCTGGGACAAAGGCGCGGATGAATACTGGGGGCGGGAGGTAAACGGAAAAACGAAAAGCTAAAAATGAAAAGTTGCCGGGTACCCGACCGGCCCCCTCCCACCGGTAGGACTTTTAGTTTTTACCTTTTAGATTTTAGTTCAAAGAATGATGAAAGCAATAGACAACGATCACCGGAAGCGGCAACTACTGAAGCGCTTCCACATGCTGCTGAACAGGGCGCGGATCGATGAGGACGGTAAGCGCGAGATCCTCGCCTCGTATGGCGTAGAGCATTCCTCGGAAATGGATTGCGCAGGGCTGGCCGACGTGTGCAGTAAACTGGCCGTGGCGATGACCTCGCGGGCGTCCGAGGCTGACCGCTGGCGCAAGCGGGTGATGGCCGCCGTGTTCGGCTACTGCCAAGCGATGGACTATGAGGCGGATGTGAATCGGGTAAAGGCCATTGCCTGTCGGGCGGCCGGGGCGACGAACTTCAACCGCATCCCGCTGGATCGTTTACGCAGCCTTTACAACGCCTTTATGCAGCGTGTAAAAGACATTGAAAAGATCGGCCGAATGGCGGACACACCTCAGGGCGGCGGGGGCTTCCTCTATGTGATGTTCCCCGACGGACGGAAAGAGATCCCCAACGCATAAGACGAAAAGAGATCCCCAACGCATAAACAGATAAACACCTAAACGCATAAACAGAAATGACAACAGTAGAAATGACGGCCGAGGAGCGGCAAGAGTTTGAGGCCTACAAACTGGCCAAAGAGAAGAAAGCGGCGGAGGCCAAACGGAAGTCCGATCGCGAAGCCTACACGGCATTGGTGGATGAGACGATCGCGGCCGTAATGCCCGAGCTGACGAATATCAGCGAGGCTATCGCCCAGAAAAAGTCGGCCGCGGCGGAGGCCTTCCGCGGGGCATTGGAGATGAAGGCGGAGCTGTTCGGCGTGAAAGACGATCAGCAGTCGCACACGTTCACCAACTCCGAGGGCACGATGCGCATCACCATCGGGCACTACATGCTCGACAATTACCGCGACACGGTGAATGAGGGTATCGCGATGGTCAAAACGTACATCGAATCGCAGGCCCGCGACGATGCCAGCCGCGCGCTGGTCAAGGCCATCCTGCGGCTGCTGTCACGCGACGAGGCGGGCAATCTGAAGGCCTCCCGCGTGCTACAACTGCAAAAGATGGCTGAGGAAACGGGCGACGAACGCTTCATAGAGGGCGTGCGCATCATCCAAGAGAGCTACCAACCCACGCCCTCGAAAGACTACATCCGCGCGGCGGTACGCGACGAGTCGGGCGCCTGGGTGGCTATCCCATTAAGCATGACGGACGTATGATCATCGCAGTAGACTTTGACGGAACGATCCACGACGGCCAGTGGCCGAGGATCGGCGAGGCGATGCCTGGGGCGCGTGAGGCGATCAACGCTCTGCGCGCCGAAGGGCACTACATCATTATCTGGACATGCCGCGAAGGGCGCCAGCAAACGGAGATGGTGAACTGGCTGCTTGAAAAGGGCATCGGCTTCGATCGAATCAATGATCATCAGCCAGATCAGGTGGCGGCCTATGGCAGCGACGCGCGCAAGGTGTATGCGCATTGCTACGTGGACGATAAAAACGTAGGCGGGATGCTCCCGTGGAAAGATATTGCCGCGTGGATCCGCCGCCAAGAAGAGGCCTACCGGAGGCGTCTTCGGACGCCGGCGAAGTTTGGCCAGGAACATGCCTGCGAAGTTTGCCGGGCGCATGCCGCTGGGAATAACACATCGGAAACGGACGACGAGGTGTAAAACAGGATGGCGGCGGGGATGATTCATATCGGGGCGGCTGCGGCCGCCGGCGAAGTTTGGCCGGGTACGCGCGGGAGCGACTTCGAAACGGTCGTATCGTGTGAGATCGGCGCATTCGGTTCCGACGTGTTGGCCTCCCTGTTCCCCGCCGCCTATCATCATAAAGACATTCGTACACTGACAAAAACGATCATCGATGAAAGACTTATTCCACGATTCGGCGCCGACTACGGCCGCCGTACGATACTCACCGGGGGGGGCAGCCATCGGGCTTGTACCCGGCAGACTTCGCCGGCGCCCGCAGGCGCCCCGTTACCTCTGGCCGGAAATGCTGCGCATTATTGGTGACGTCCGACCGCGCTGGGTTATTGGTGAAAATGTTGCTGGCATCCTTTCAGGGTGGTACAACCCGCTCACGTCGCTACGCTGGAAAGCGAGCCCGATCTGTTCGGAGCGGGTAACGAGCTTCAAACGAAATGCGGGCAATACACCGTCCACCGGATCTGCAAAGACTTTGAAGCCATCGGATATACCATCCGGCCGGTGGTTATTCCGGCTTGTGCCGTCGGGGCACCCCACAGGCGCGACCGAGTGTGGTTCCTCGCCTCCGATGCCGCCGCGGACGGTGAACATTGGGGGGCACACGATAACCTTGCCTCCGCGCCTGCTTCCAACGCCACGAGCAAGCCTCGAGGCAGCAGGGCTGAATGTGAACAACAAGAAAATGGCAGCGAAGAAGGGGGCCAGCTACTTGGAGGAAGTCGTGGCTGGGTTCGTAGTCCGCGTGGGTGTTTCCGGGATTTTCCGAATGAATCACCGGTTCGCACTGACGATGATGGGATATGCTCCGAATCACTGCGCCGCCGGATACGAGCGGATTTTGCGGACTGTCTGTCTGATGATGAAATCGAAGAAGCTATCCACCGCGCCGATAAACGATTCAACGAGGAAGCCCTAAGAGCGGCCGGCAACGCGATTGTCCCGCAAGTGGCTTATGAGATTATACGGGGGATTGTAGAGATAGAGCGGGGGGAGCATTTTCCTGACGTCAGGAAAGAAGCAGACAAGATATAAGAGTAAGATGTTATAAATTTCTTTTGATTGGGGCGGCCGGAGTCCGGGATGGATAGGCCGCCTTTGCTGTATATAGGCGGGTGACATTGTGTCTATCTTTTCACCTGCCAAATCGTCGCCCTTTCCCTCCGCTTTTGCTTCCTTTGCAAAAGCAAGGACAAGCAATCAATGATGACCGGACAGAATCAGACGAAAGAGGGGCAGAACCAGACGAAAGAGACGGAGGGAAATCCTTCCATGTGTTTGACACGGGCGGAGCGTCGCGAGGCGCGCCGCCGGCTGATGGCCGCACGCTTCTATTACTGGACGGAGGTACGCCGTCGCCGCTTCGATGATGTGATGCACATTCTGTCCGAGCATGAGTTTTTCGTAGACGAACGGTCTATTATGGACGTGCTGCGTGGGGTCAGCCACTACCTGTCTGACCTACACACCCGCCGCGAAACGGCGGCCGCCCTCCGCCGTGCTTACCCCTCGTGGAACTGGGAGGGGTAAAAAAACGCTTTCAATACCTTTTCTTATTCACCGGCCGCGTGCCGATCGACCATGCCGTGGGGGTGATGGCGGCAACCTTACGCTGAGCCACGAAGTACCCCCCTTCTACTGCGTCTGGGCCGTCGGCTGGGGCGGGGAGTCCATCATCGAAGAGCTTAAACTGTTCCTCGAGTCGCTGCATGTGGGGATTCTCTTTTTCGGCGATGTTGAAAATCAGGTTGCCCGCCCGATTGAGCGGCTCGAGGTTGCCTTCAATTCGGGCGAACTTATCCGGTTTGGCTCGCTCGTCGGGTGCGATAGAGATGATGAATTTCCGTTCGATGGCCTTTTGCAGGAAAAGCGGCTTGAAAACCTGTTCGTAGAAGGGATCCTGTAGCTTGTTATTCTCGATGTAGTTGTAGATCGTCGTACGGTCGCGGACGTAATCCTTTTGGTAGTAGTACCAATTGACGAACTCATCATTGGTGACATGGTCGAGGAAGCCCGTAATGACATACAGACGGCCATCCAAAATGCCCAAAAGCACATTCGACTTAAACGATCCGAGCGCTTTCACGCCCTTGCGGTGCGTGGTACGATTGGAGGGTGCCGGGTCGCCATAACTAATGAGGAAGGGAAACTTATTAAGCGGGGGCACGGTACCCCATGTGATCTCTTTGAAGTACGTCCCTTCAACCACCGGGTTGTTGAAGCATTCCTTTTGCACCGAGGCGGCCGACACCTGAGCGAGTACTTCATCGATCATCGCCTCTGTATTCTTTTCCGGCCAGACCGAAACGCCCTCAGCAAAGTCTCGCTTGGGGTCGGGGCGGCGGATGTCTACCATTCGGATATTGATGATGTCCCAATTCCCCAGCGGCTTATTCCGCCCGGCCAGCTCACGGGCACGCGCGCCAGCACGGGCAATGCAACAATCACGGGCGATGATATTGCCGCACCAAATAACCAACAGGGGCTCGCTGAATGAGCGTGTAAAGTAGAGGGCTTGCTCTGGTCCAGTTCCATTTGTCGGCGATGATTCCGGGGTTACGGCATTCTTCATCCGTGTCGAAATCATCGGGGGCGGCTGCGGCCGCCGGCGAATCTGGCCGGGTACATGAGGGAGGGGGAGTGGGAACAGCTCTTTGATCCATTCTGGGCGGGATGCGCCTCAGGGGCCATTGGCGGCGCTTTTCGCGTTCGGCCACGGGCATGGCGCGATCGGGGTGGCCGTTTCTTCGCGGATGGATTGCAGGTATTGCTCCCATTCCTGTAAAGCCTGTTTGTCCGTCAGCTTCATCGGAGCATCTCTTTAATGTATTGATCGAATAGGGCACTGACTTCGATGGCCTTTGTGGGATCGAAGGCGCGCAGCGAGGGTTCAGTAAGGCCTGCGATACATTGATCACATCGCGGACACCGCTGCTGGGCCCGGTGCGCCGGGTGGCGAAGTTTGACCTGTTACCTGCATATCGGTTACGCTCCGAGCCCCTTTTTACCCCCTTCCTACACCGCTAATTGTCGGAAAAACAAGTACCGACTGGCCCGGATCCCCGCGGCAAAGAACCGCCGATTTTAACCGTTAAAACCGCCTGAATCCGCGGTTCTTTACACGCCGATTTGCGGGGCGTCTGGGTGCCCTTCACCTTTGCCGCCGAACCAACGAACAACTAACACCTAACAACGAACAACTAACAACTAACACCTAAACACCTAAACACCTAAACAACTAAACAACTAAACACCTAAACAAACCAACAACCAACGGGGCTTTAGCCCCCAACAACCAACAAACATCAGTATGGACAAAGATTTAGAGATTAAGACCGTCGGGCAGAAGAAGCTCGACAACGCGATGCACGTGACCTATCACACCGAGATGCACGGCATCCTCAAATCGGCCGATCAGGCCAAGACCGGTATCCCAGCCGAGATCATGACCGACTACAACGGCGGCATCACCGAAGAGACCGAGCTCAACCGCGAGGCCCAAGCCGACGCCCTCACGGCCGAGCTCGTGAAGGCTGACACGGCCCGCGATCGCGCCGTGCAGTACTTCTTCGCCTCCGTTCGTGCCGCCCGACTCTCGCCCGACGAGGCCGTACAGAAAGCAGCCGCCGCGCTCATGCCCACCGTCAGCGTCTACAGCGGTGCACCCACCGAGGCGGCCGACCGTGAGACGGCCCTCATCTCCGGCCTTGTGGTCGACCTGAAGAAGGCGGAGCTCACGGCCCACCTCACCACGCTCCACCTTGCCGACCTGCCGGCCAAACTCGAGGCCCTCAATAAGGCGTTCTCCGACTTGGCCACCAAGCGCTCAGACGGGCGCGCGGCCACGAAGCTGCCGCTGGCCTCCAAAGTCCGCCCACGGACCGACGCCGCCTACGAGCGCATCCTCTTCACCCTGCGCTCCAACTACCTCTTCGGCTCCACGCCCATCGAGAAGCCGGCCATCGAGGCCCTTGCTGCCCGACTCAACCAGCGCGCCGCCGAGCTGGACGCCGCCTGGAAGCAGTCCGCCGCCCAGAAGAAGCGCGCGCCCCGCAAGCCGTCCGTCCCCAAGGAACCCAAGCAGCCTAAGGAGCCCAAAGACCCGAAGCAACCGAAGCAGCCCAAGGATCCGAAGAAGCCGGGCGGTGAACCCAAGCAGCCCGACCAGCCGAAGGACCCCAAGAAGCCGGGTGGTGGCTCCGGCGAACAGCCCCAGCCGGGCGGCGAGAAACCGAAGAAGCCGGGCGGCGAGAAACCGAAGAAGCCGGGCGGCGATGGCAATCCGGACATCACCCTGCCGGAGGAATAGGCGTTTATGTGTTGGGGCCTAACGGCCCTGTTTAGATGTTTAGGTGTTTAGTTGTTGAGATGTTGAATTGTTGAGATGTTGAACCACTTGTCAAACCAACGAACAAACGCCTCAACGACTCAACGGGCCGAAGGCCTCAACAACTCAACAGGTCGGAGGCCTCAACACCTAACAATGACCATGTACCCGTGTAGGGGCGGCCTCTGCCGAGGCTGGGAAGTCTGCCGGGGGCGTCTTCGGACGCCGGCGAATTTTGCCTGATACATGTAGGGGCGAATTGCATTCGCCCTCCAGACGTCCCGACAGGGACGGGCGCCAGACGCATTCATTCGGCCCCGTTGGGGGCCGTCTAATGGGGCGAATGCAATTCGCCCCTACACGGACGCCGCGAAACCCGCCGGGAATTGCGCCAAAAACCGATTTGAAGCCCGAAACCCGCCGAGGATTGGGCCAAAAACCGATTTGAAGCCCGAAACCCGCCGGGAATTGCGCCAAAAACCGATTTGAAGCCCGAAACCCGCCGGGGATTGCGTCAAAAACCGATTTGAAGCCCGAAACCCGCCGAGGATTGCACCAAAAACCGATTTGAAGCCCCAAACCCGCCGAGGATTGGGCCAAAAACACGTTTTTGGTCTGCGGCGACCCTCATTTCACACCCCAACAACGAACAACTAACACCTCAACAACTAAACACATAAACAGGGGCTTTAGCCCTCAACACCTAAACACCCCAACACCTCAACAGATAAACAAATAAACAAACCATGAAAGTACTCTTTGAAGGTACCGGGGCCATGTTTCCTGTGGCCACCGCGTGTTTCGTATTCGTTTTAATCGCCATCATCGTAGACCTCATCAGCGGCATACGGAAGGCCAAAGAGAGTGGGCAAGAGATCCGCTCGAAACCACTCAGCCGGACGGTCACGAAGTTCGTCATCTATGAGGGCGCCGTGGTCATTGCGACCATGATCGACTACATGCTGCATTTCTCGCATCTGTTTGTATTGATGAAGCTGCACCCCATCGTAGGGTTGCCCGTCATTACCTGTCTGATGAGTGTCTTTCTCTGCATCATCGAGATTCTCAGCGTACGCGAAAAGGCCGACGAAAAGACCCGCCGCCGCTCTGAGGCTATCGTGCAAGCCGTGATTGAAGCCCTTGGAACGGATAACCTCGCCGAGATTCTACGGAAGAAGGCAGATGACACCTTGCATGGCCACCAAGCGCCCCCTCAACAACCCAACAAATAAACGATTCAACAACCAACAAATGGCAGATATACACAGATTAGGCGCCTTCATCCGGCACTTTGAGGGCGGCTTCGCTAATGATCAGGACGATCCGGGCGGCCCCACGATGCGCGGCGTGACGATCGCCACGTATGAACACTATTGCCGCCTCCGGGGCTATCCGCGCCCCACGGTGGAGCGCCTGCGCAGCATCTCGGACGAGGAGTGGTGGAACATCCTGCGCACGCTCTACTGGGATCGCTGGCAGGCGGATCACATCGTAAACCAATCGATCGCCGAGCTGCTCGTAGACTGGGTCTGGGCCTCGGGCTGGCCCGGTGTGCGCATCCCGCAGCGCCTCCTGGGCGTACGCGTGGACGGCCGTGTGGGCCCCGAGACGCTCCGCGCCGTGAACACCTACACGCCGCAGCGCAAACTCTTCGACCGCATCATGCGCGCCCGGGAAGAATTCATTGACGAGGTCTGCCGACGCCGCCCCCGGAGCATGAAGTATCGCCGCGGGTGGCTACGCCGGCTGCATAGCATCACCTTTGAAGAGCAAGCCCGATGAGCGCCGAAGAGTTCGACAGCATAGCCTTCACGCGCCGTCATGTGGTGCGCCTTATGGACGGCCGCGAGTACTCCATCGAAGCCGTGGACTTCGAGCAGCGCGAGGTGAAATATTACAGCGAGAGCGACTTCCCCCACTGGGTGAAGCTGAAGCGCATCGCGGCGGTGCTGAAAAAGGAATACGATACGACATGAAAAAGAGGCAAGACGATTATGAGGCCTTTGTGGCCAAATTTGAGCGCAAACGCACCTCCGACGATTGCTACACGCCACCCGAGGTGTACGACATCGTGCGCGGCTGGCTCGGCGAACAGGTCGACCTCGCCGACGCCCAGATCGTACGCCCCTTTTGGCCGGATACGGATTACCGCGAAGTGGAATATCCCGACGGGTGCGTCGTGGTGGACAACCCGCCGTTTTCGATTTTCGCCGAGATCGTACGGTGGTACTTAGAGCGCAGCGTACGCTTCTTCCTGTTCGCTCAGCATAAGACGATTTTGGGTCTCGATGCGCCCTACACACGCCTCGTTTGCGGCGCAGGTGTGATCTATGAAAATGGGGCAAACGTGGCCACCTCTTTTGCCAGCAACCTGTTCGGGGACACGCTGGCCATGTCCGTGCCCGATCTTTATGAGCGCCTCACGACGGCTGTGCGTAGCAAAGATCCTTTGCCGCGTTATAGCTACCCCTCGCATTTGCTGACATTCTCCGATCTGGCCCGCTGCGCCAGCCACGGCGTAGCGCTCTCAATCCCTCGCGGCGAGGCCACGTTTGTCCGCCGTTTGGACAGCCAGCAAGCGGTGAAAAAAGCTATCTACGGCGGTGGCTTTTTGCTGTCTGACCGACAAGCCGGCCGCATGGAAGAAGCCCTTCGTGAGGCCGACCGCCTTAAAGCCGAAAAGGCTGCCAGCGTGACGTGGGCGATCTCCGACCGTGAGCGCGAAATCATCGCCCAGCTGAGCGCCGGGCAGGCTTAGTTTTTCACTTTTCGTTTTCACTTCTTTCCCCATGTTTCTGACCGTCGACGAACTTTATACCCACCTGCATGACGAGACGGTGGCCGTCATTAGCCGCGACACGGAGGCCATACCCGTGGCCGCCATCGATGCTGCCATTGCCGAGGCCAAAAGCTACTTGCATGACTTCGATACGGCTGCCATTTTCTCAGCTGAAGGTGAGGCGCGCAATGCGCTGTTGCTGCTATTTGTCAAAGACATTGCCGTGTGGCACTTTGTGAACCTCGGGAATGCCTGTATCGATATGGAACTGCGCGAAAAGCGCTACGACAGTGCCATCGCGTGGCTGCGACTTGTGCAAAAGGGCGATCTCTCACCAGACCTACCCCCGCGCACCGCTGAGCCCGGCAATGAGTCGCCGATCGGAAAGATCCACTTTGGCAGCAATCCCAAGCGCGGCCAGCATTATTAAGCTGTTTAGGCCTTGCGGCCTGTTTAGTTGTTGGGGGCTTCGCCCCGTTTATTCGTTGAATTGTTCAACAACTAAACAACTAAACAACTAAACAATTCAACGATTCAACACCGATTAAACGCCATTTAATGAGCAATAAAACGAAGCATAAACAGGCCGCCGCTGGCCCTATCTCTACGCAGATCATTGTGCAGCCTGTGGTGCGCACCGTCCACGATGTGGCCGCGTGGCGTTCCGCACTGCGTATGGCCGACAACGGTAACCGTACAAAGCTCTACGACCTGTATAGTGACATCCTGCTGGATGGCGTGCTTGCCGACGCCATCGATAAACGTATCGACGCCGTCAAAGACGCCGATCTGTCGTTCACGATCGACAACAAAGACGTGGATGTGATGTATGATCTGATGGATACGGTCGAGTTCGAGGAATTGATCGGCGAGATTATGATGGCTAAATTCTGGGGTATCTCCGTCGATGAGTTCGATTTTGACGAGGATCGAACCTTCCGCTTTACGTCTATCAATCGGAAGCACATCCGCCCGAAGTTGAAAGAGATCGTAAGGCAGCAGACGGACGACCGCGGCATCTCCTACGCTGGTGATGATCGGGTCATTCAGTGGGGCAAAGACGACGATCTCGGGCTACTGCTGAAGGTCTCGCCATTGGTCATCTACAAACGCGGCGGATTTGGCGACTGGGCGCAGTTTGTCGAGCTGTTCGGCATGCCCCTTCGCATCGGCAAATACAGCGCAATGGATGAAGCCAGCCGCCGCGAATTGATCCGTGCTTTTGAGACGGCCGGATCGGCACCTTATCTCGTTATCCCCAAAGAGACGGAGGCCACGCAGGAAGCCAACGCTGCGTCTGGCAACGGACTTCTATATAAAGAGTTCCGGCAGGCTTGCACGGAGGAAATCCTGATCACCATTTTGGGGCAGACGATGACCACCGTAGACGGCAGTTCGCTGGCGCAGGGACAGGTGCACATGGCTGTTCAAGAAAAGAAGCACCGTGCCGATAGGCGGTTCGTGGAGCGCATGCTCAATCGCTATTTCGTGCCCATGCTCATCCGCCGCGGCTATCCGATCACCGGCGGAAAGTTCCGCTACATGGATGCCAAACGCGAGCTCGAGGTGCCCGAGATCATCCAACTCTCGGACATCCTACCCATCCCGCAGAGCTACCTGCATGAAAAGTACAACATCCCTCTACCTGAGCCCGGAGAGCCTATCGCCCGCCGACAGGCGCAGCCGCTGTTTGGGGTGCCTGATGGGTCGCAAGAGGATGATGAAACGGACGAGGGAGACGCGCCCGACAAAGGCAAGGCGGATGCGCCAGAGTCTGACAAAAAGGCAGCGGAGGATGATGCGCCGACAAGTCGTAAAGTGAAACATGCGGATCGCGACCGCGGCAACTTCTTTACCCGGTTGTTCGATTTTTTCGTCCCCGCCCGGTCATACGGCCGGGCGACATCCGACATCCTCACACTCTCGGAAGCCACGCTTGCGGATGCCCTGATCCGACAGACGATTGAGACAAAGGGACGTGCCTATTTCAGCGCCGACCTGTTTGCCTACACCCACACGGAGCTCATCCGCGGACTGCGAAAGGGCTATCGCCGCGCGGACGTCCGGCTGGCTGATAGTGGCTTTGTCTACAATGCCAACGATGATGCTTACATCACCGCCTTGGAGCAAAACCTGTTTCATTTCTCAGCCGCCAAAACACTGGCTGAGGTAAGTGAGTTGAACCGTCTGTTCCGCGAGAGCAAGGGCTACAGCGATTTCAGGAAGAAGGCCAGAGCGCTGCTAAAGGTCTACAATGAGCAATGGCTGCGCACGGAGTACAATACGGCCGTATCCGTGGCAGAATCGGCAAGCACCTACCGGCGATTGGTGGTACAGGCAAACATCTTTCCGTTTTGGGAATACCGCACCGTGGGCGATAATCGTGTTCGTTTGGAGCATCAGGCCTTGGAGGGGCTGACCTTGCCGACAGATGATCCACGCTGGCAAAAGATTATGCCACCCAATGGATGGAACTGCCGTTGCTACATTACCCCCAGAATGAGGCATGAAGGGGTAAACGTCGACTTTGGAGCCATGCAAAAGCGATGCGATGATTACCTCGAATCGCCCGAATGGAAACAGTGTGAGGCGCAGGGATTCGGCATCAATCGTGCGAATGAAGCCGAGGTGTTTACGGCTAATCAGATGTACATTCATAAGTTCCCGAACATGTCGAGTAAGACCCTCGAAAAAATCACTCCGCAAGAGTGGGGTGTCCGTGAATCCGTCGACACGCTGAAACGGGAGGCAGAAAATGAAGTGCCCAAATATGAAGGTTCGGCAGATGAATGGTTCGAAGCTAATAAGGTAGTCGAAGACGGAACGGAACTTTTGAAGGTGGAAGACTACATCGGCCGCGTGTGGCAGATGGCAAAGGCGGCATTTGTCACACATTCAACGAACGCAGTTAAGAAGCGTGGTTTCCGCACTGAGTTTTTGAATGCCATCCGAGAGGTTGCCGCTTCGCCTGATGAAGTATGGCTGGCACGTGAGCGGAAAGATCGGATCAATAAGGTAAAGGCATTGAACAACTACGTGATGATCAAATATTATAAGGACATCGCGTTGGCCGTAGTGGGGAAGCTCGAAAAATCAAAGTTGACTCTCAAATCATGGTATGTGCTAAGGGATAAAGCGCCGCGCCGTGGGTTGCTGATTAGGAAACGCCCGAAAACAAAATAAGCCGGATTGCTCCGGCTTATGGGGATTGGTCTGCGGGCACGCTGTGAATCCAGTCGGCGAAAGCCTCATCATCCCCGAGATGCCTATAGCCTTACCCGCGACCGCAAACTTCAATGCAAATATACAACGAAACAGGGAACAGAATATGGATATAGATGAGTTCAAGAATTATTTGAAGGCTTTACCGGAAAAGATTTTGAGCACTGCGCCTGCCATTGTGTCAGAGACAGCGGTAGAGTATTACAAAGAGCGCTTTGCGGTGAAAGGGTTCGATGGATCTCCGTGGATACTAGGCAGACCGAAAAAGAGCGGCTCCCTATTGGTGCAAAGCGGTAATCTGATGAATAGTATCCGTCCCGCCTACGTGGGGCCGGATAAGGTCGTCATCTCAGCCGGTAATGCCCAAGTGCCCTACGCACAAGTGCACAATGAGGGGTTCGAGGGGGATGTGGCTATACAGTCCTACGTGCGCAGCACGAAGGGCAAAGCGAATAAGAAAAAGGCGGATGCCGGCGACGCCCCGGGCACGGTAAAGGCGCACACGCGTCACATGAATATCCCCAAGCGGCAATTCATGGGCTATTCTCGAGACATGGCCGACCGCATCAAAAAGCGTCTCGATGAGGCCATCGATGGCATACTGTAATCAAATAGAATAGAGGCAATGAATAAGGAACTGTTTATCGCTTTATGCGACCGAATCGGGCAGTGTGTGCCCGAGATTCGTTTTATAGACTTCGACCGCGGGCAGCTGAGCGCATCCGGCGAACGCCCGCCCGTGGAATGGCCTTGCTGTCTGTTGAGCATCGACTACACGAATTGCCGTGACCTTGCCGTGGAAGTGAATACGCAATTGGTAATGGCTGACATCACCCTACGCGTGGCCTTTCCACCGGCTGGCGAAACGCACAACCACGCCCCTGAAAAGGTGCGCGACATGGCCCTGCAAATGCTCGACACGGTGGAAAAGCTACACGATGCCCTCCAAGGTGAGACGCTGGGCGATACGGTTTCCACCCTCAGCCGCAGCCGTGCCACAATGCAGACACGCAGCAATAAGATCGTCGTGTTCAATCTGATCTACTCGACGACCTTCCAAGAAGTAAAGTAGACAATCAAAAGGGGTGAAAATACCCCCCTTCGAGGTGTGAAAGGGATACAAAAAACGGGGCACGAAAAACACGCCCCGTTTTTGTACTTTTTGATTGGAAACCTTGTACTTTTTGATTGGCGGATTATATATAACGACGTCCTTCAGAACATAGAGGGAAAACTGGCCTTTCGGATCATTCAGGCCATCCGCCGCCAAGTGGGGGACACAGACGAAAAGGAGGCAAAGCCATGCAGGTAGTTAACCAAGGCGCATCGGCCACCTTCAACCTGAACTTGAAGAAATGCAAGCGCTTCATCGACTTCTCCAAGGTAACTGACCTCACCGTGGCCCTGCTATGCGACAACATGAACGTCCGCACAGAGCTGAACCCCGGTGAACATTTCCGCGTGAGTGGTGACTGCCTGACGCTGCTCTTGGACAAGACGCTGACCGTCCGCGTGGGGAAATACAAAGTGCTCGTGCGTGGCAAGTATGAGGGAGAGTGGATCGCCTTCGATCCCTACGCCTTCGTCATCGTTCGCACCCCCGCGCCTTCCGTCTACGAGACCACGCGCTACGGCATGACGGGCCATTTCGAGGTCAGTGTGGCCTTCGGCGACAGCGCTGGTGAAGAGGTCGACCCCGTCTTCCAGAACTCCCCCGCCGGCAACATTCGGCAAGAGGACATCGACGAATGGAACACACCGCCCAGCACCCTCTCTGACGCTGAGATCGACGCGATATGTAAGTAACCAAGGCAACGGTTAATATTTGGTGAGTAGCTGGGGCAGCTTCGGTCGCCCCCTCCCTCAACAACCCAACAAATAGACGATTCAACAACAATGAACACTCCAACAAAAATTACCATCCCGCCGGAGTTTATCCCGGCCTATGCCCCCTACAGCTATAAAGGGCAACCCGTCAAGGGCGCCTTTGGGCCCAACACCCGCCCCGACTTTGTCAAGGCCAGCGACCGCGCCTACTTCGAGGCTGACAATACGCTCAGCAACGCGATGCGCCAGCTGATGATTGCGATGGACGTACTGGACACCGGCGCAGGCATGAAGCCTGTAGGCGACTACAATTACTGCAACATCAAGGCACGCCGCGGGCAAAGCGGGCGACTTGGAGATGACAAAGTAGAGGGAAGTCTCGATCCGTATGCCAACTACACCAGTCATGTGGACTTTGCCCGGGCTAAATTGCAGCTCATTCAGCACCCCCGATGGGGCGTGAACCTTGCAACGGATACCCCCTCGGAGGTGATCGACAAAATCGAGGGCACGCCCATTGTTTGGGGCACCCTCTTCAGCCCCGCCGCACAAAGGGCGCTGGAGAAGGGCCTCGGTATCGATGATTTGAAGTTCGACTACGAGAAGGCCATCGTGAAGCGTTACCGCGCCCTTGGGATCACAGACATCCAAAGCGCCCGCAAGAAGTATTATTGTGAGAAGATGACCGCCATCGGCCGGCAGGTAGGCCAGATGATGGCCGGCGGCGACCCGAACGTGACCTACACGCCCGACTTCGAGCGCAAGGCTACCCCCATCGAACCGCCTGTGGTACCACCTATCCGCCCGCTGGATCCCGCGGCCCCGGTCGTACCGCCCCAGCCTACGTTGGTGCAAGGACCCACGCCGATCACCCCCGAAGCCTTCGACGCTCTCGCTTTCACACGAAAGACCAGGGCGCGGCTGATGGATGGGCGGACAGTCTACGTGACGGCCGTCGACTTCGAGCTCCGACAAGTGAAGTTTTACAACGAGAAAGACGCCCCCTACTGGGTGAATCTGGACAAGGTCACGGCCATCGTGTAACCAATCAACTAAATACAAACAAACAAGGGAGACGGCTAACTGTAGGGGCAAAAAAGAAGCCCCTGTCTCCACCCGGGATAGCTCTCACACAGGCCCGGAATGATAAAGGTGCTGCTACACCACGACAGAGGCTTTTTATGGCCTTTGATTCGGTGTAGCAGCACCTATTTTTATGTGAGAGAGGCCGCAAAAATAGAATTTAAACGATATACGAATACTGATTAAACAACGACTAAATGACTAACAACAAACCAATCATGAAGACGCCGATTACCTATTACGGCGGAAAACAGAAAATGCTCGGCGCCATCCTGCCGATGATCCCTGAGCACAACATCTACGTAGAACCCTTCTTCGGAGGCGGTGCGGTCTTTTGGGCCAAGCAGCCGGCACCAGTGGAGTTCATCAACGACATCGACGGTGAGGTAACAAACTTCTACCGCGTCCTTCAGACGGACTACCCGGCCCTGAAACGCGAAGTCGACAGCACGCTCCACAGCGAGCACGCCCACCGCGAGGCTCGCGCCATCTACCGTTCCCCTGAGGGACACTCGCCCGTCCGCCGCGCATGGGCCGTGTGGACGCTCTCGCACCAGTCCTTCTACGCCATTCTCGGCAGCACATGGAAATGTAGCATGACGCGCAACGTGGCCGGGCAGATCCAAGGTCGCAAGGCATCCTTCACAGCCGACTACACCCGCCGACTCGAGCACACGTCCATCTTCAGCCGCGACGCCCTGACCGTCATTCGACGGGCCGACCGCCCGGAGACATTCTTCTATGTCGACCCGCCCTACTTCAACTCCGACATGGGACACTATGGTGGCTACACCGAGGAGGACTTCGGGCGCCTGCTTGAGGTGCTCTCCGAGGTCAAGGGGCGATTCATGCTTTCCTCCTACCCCTCGGAGTTGCTCACCGAGCGTACCGCAACACACGGCTGGCACACTGTCGAGGTAGAGCAGCAACGCTCAGCCGGCGGCGGACGCAAGATAGAGGTGCTCACGATGAACTACGACCCGTCCACCCTGACTCCAGCGCCCGACCCGACTCTACCCTCGGAGGATAGTCCTACGGGGGACAGCTCCGCGCCGACAGCATAACACCCGCCCATTATCCAAGGCGGCCATGAAAAGGAAGACCCCGCACCCCCAGCCATAGGCAGAGGAGATGCGGGGTCAACCATATCTGGACAGCAGCGCACCGACGCCCCACCGGGCGAACCGTTAAGGATATACAAACCACCCAAAAACGACGCGTCCGAAAAAAGCGGTGGTGTCACCCCAATCTTCGGACAAATCGTTTTGAGATTTCGGACAAATCGTTTTGCGGATTATAGGTGTCAATCATGCGCTGAGTGACATCGAACAACAATTGAATGCACTCTATGAGCGCACGCTCCGGGAGGAGCGATACATCACGGCCGAGTATCTCAAGGAGCAATACCGGCTTCAGGACAAGCCGCGGCAGACGTTCGCCGACATTTACTCGGCTCTTTGTGAGGAGAAGGCGGCCCATAAAAGCAAGGCCACAGCGCGGGGCTTTCGAGACAGCTACAAGAGTCCTTGACACACGCGGGCTGCAGCGCAGTTTGCCCCACGAGGTGGACAAGGCGCTGATAGAAGCCTATCGCCTCTACATGTTGCGCGACTTAGGCTATAAGATGAGTTCGGTAGCCGTCTACCTGAGGCGTCTGCATCAAGTCTTCCGGCGGGCGATGTTAGAGGCGGGGCTGAGAGAGGATCCGTTCGACCTGATCGACATCGAGACGCCGGCCTACGAACGCAACGCCCTCAGTGCCGAAGACCTGCAACGGCTTTTGGCTTATCGCCCGCATCGCTCCGTGGACAACCATTTCCGGCTGATCTTCCTCTTGGGCTGCTTTACCGGCCTGGCATTCTCCGACCTCAAAAAGCTCCGCATAGAGGATGTTTACACGCTCAGCGACGGGCGCCGATACCTCTCCATCTGTCGCACCAAGACGCAGAGCGGCAGCATCGTGCCCCTGCTTCCCATCGCCGAAGAGATACTCGCCTACGTGGGACAGGGTCGTACTGAGAGGCTATGGTTTCGGGAGTTTCCCGTGAACAGCCACTTCAATCGCAAGATACGCGAGCTGCTCGTCAAGGCTGGTTGCTCGCCGCACACCGAGGCCAGTTCGCACACCGCGCGCCACACTTTCGCAACCACCATCTGCTTAGAAAACGGCCTGCCCATCGAGACCGTGAGTCGGATGTTGGGGCATCGTTTTATCTCCGCCACGGAGTTATATGCCAAGGTGAGCAAGCAGAAGATCGCCCAAGAGATGCGTCCGCTGATGGGCAGCGAGCAGACGCAGAAGCTACGCCGTGCCTTGCGAGTTTGTCCGCCGAGGAAGAGGGCGTTCGATCAAGAATGACTCTGGCAGGCGGCCTGCCAAAGTGGTCCAACACTCCGGTGACGTTGGCAGGCCGCCTGCCAGGACTATCGGACACTTTGGTGATGCTGGCAGGCCGCCTGCCAGGGCTATCGAACACTCAGGTGATGTTGGCAGGCCGCCTGCCAGAGTCATCGAACACTCCAGCGATGTTGGCAGGCCGCCTGCCGGAGAATTTCTCACGATTAAGCCCGCCTGTTTCCAGCGTTCTCCCTCCTTATCCTCAGTGTTCCATCAATCCATGGCGCAGCGTGTCCTTTCGCCGACTTTTGCTGTCAAAAGAAACAGCAAGCGCGGGCAGTCGCACTGGCTTGCTTCAATCCAATTACGCAACCTCATACTTATCAAAGCAGCATGCAAATCATCCTGTTAGATGGCAAGGCTTGGGAGCGACATCGCTCCGCCTTTGCCGACTTCATCCACCGCATCGAGCGGCTCATTGGCAATCCGCCCGAGGTCGACGAATGGCTCGACAACGACGCCGTATGCCGCCGGCTGAGCATCAGCCCTCGCACCCTGCAAACCTTGAGAGATACGGGCAAAATCCCCTTCTCCATGGTCGGGCATAAGTGTTATTACAAAGCCGGCGACATCGCTGATTTACTGAATTCAAACGCTGAATGAACGATGGCAGAGCATGCAATCATTACGGAAGAAAGCCCTCAAATGCAACTGTTTGTCCAGCTCATGGCGGGCGTATTGAAGATGCTGGAGCGCTATTGCGCCTCGGCCCGCCCCACGCTCGCAGGGGAGGTTTATCTCACTGGCGAGGAGGTTTGCGAGCGGCTCAAGCTCAGCGCCCGCACGCTGCAGGAGTACCGCGGCCGCGGCCTCTTGGCCTTCTACAAAATCGGTGGCAAGATCCTCTACAAACAGAGCGACCTGCAAACGATGCTCGACCGACATTATAATCCCATTCAAAAGCCTTCGGTATGACGATAGAAGAACTACGGCGCGCCAGATTAGCCGCTAAACAGGAAGCGATGGGCGGCATGGGCGGCAATGCCGAAACCAAGCGCAAGGCGGAAGTGGAGGCGGAGGCCAAGGCGGAAGAATCGCTATTCTTTGATCCGCCCGCAAAGCCGACGGAAGAACAGCGGCAAGCCGTCTTGACCGCCAAGCTGAAAGAGATGGGCGACATGGGCGTCAAACGGCGCACGGTGGAAGAGTCGCCTTTCTTCGATCCGCCGGTAGAGGTAGCGCCGACAAAAAGCGCGTTCGATCCTTCTCCGGCGGAGGCGGAGGAGGCTAAGGAGGCAGTCATTCATCCTCAGACGGAGGCGGATAAGCCCAAGGAGGAAGTCATAGCGGCCCCACCACCCGCTCCGACTCCTCGAAGAGTCGGCAAGCTCAAGAACCACAAGGAGGATTTGGCGGCGTTCCGAGAGACGTACCTCCAACCCGCGCGCATCAGCCACCGCAGGGCGGTCTACGTCTCTGACGAGACCCAGCAGAGATTAGACTTTGTCGTCCGCCGGATCGGCCTGCGAGGCGCCAGCATCTCGGGCTATGTCGAGCGCGTGCTTCGCGAGCATCTCGACGGGTACAAGGACTGCATCGAAGTCTGGCGAAAGCTCTGAACACATGCACACTTTGCGTTCCGTGTCCATCCGAACACCTGCATGTGTTGAGTGCAAGCATTCAGGCTACGGACAGGGCCCGTTCCGGGGCCGGGCAAGGTGTGTTTTTGTGACACAAAAACCGTTTTGTGCTACAAAACGCCTTGCGCCCGGAGCGGTCTCTCCGCGGCGGTTCGGCTCCAAAGTCGCCATCTGATCTTATACGACCCCCCCCCTATGAATCGACCCAAGCTCCCCGTGCGCCCCCTCGAAGTGGAACGTCCGCACCAAAGCCGACCCGAAGCTAAAGAGGGCGATGAAAGGGAAGCGGAGGGGGCGTTGCCGTTCGTCCATACGAAAATCGGGCAGGCCCGAGGGACTTTCATCCCTTCGGCCTGCCCGATAACAGTTTGCTTGCATGCTGCTTTTACACAGCGATCCTTTCGAGGCTAATTCTTGATCAACTTCTCGGTATAGGTCTGTCCGTCTTTGATCACACGCACGAAATACAACCCTGCCGGAAGTCCCGCGATCGGGATCTGGAAAGTCGGCTGATTCGTCTTGAACGATTTCAATATCGTTAGCCCATTCCAAAGCTGAATCTCATACGTACTTGTAACGCCCCTTGTGGTCAAAGAGCCTTGACCTTGGGGAGACAAAATGCCATCGTCCGGTTCCGTCAGTTTGAGTGTCACTACATCCGTGGCGGGGTTGGGGGAGAGAGAAAACGTGCGGCGATTATCAACTCTTACAGTATAAGATACGGTTTTAGAACGGCCACAATCATTCACACCGGTTGCAGATATAATATAGATACCGGCTCTCTTAAAATCATATACTGCACTTGATTTGAAAGGGGTAATTTCACACCACGTTTTGTCATTACACTCCCAAATACAACTTGTATTACCGGAAACATGCGCTCTATAATATTCAGCCCCTGGAGCAGGCAACGATTCATATCCATCAATACCCCGAATTTCCGGTCGTTCCCCAACTAAAATATCTTTTTTTTCCACACTAATCGAGCTTCCATTGATGGTTATTTGAGCTTTAATTGCGCTTTTCCCATTGCTCCTTCTTGAAAATACGGCCTCTCTTGTTCTTTGTCCGGAGACCAATTGCAAATTACTATTGCTCGCATTCCATCGTACAGATGCTCCAGCTGGTAAGTTTTGAATAGTGTATCTCTCTGAATTATTACAAAAAATAAAGGAAGAGCCAGAGATGGAGCAAGTAGATAAGCATGTTGCCTTTCTTACACTATTTCGTATAACACCACCCAGCTGTGGGCCAAATCCCAAACTGAGATTAATACCGCAATCCTGCAGATGACAATAACTCAT